ATCGACAACGTGCGCCGCATTCACCGGCTCGATCTGGCCGCAGGTTTCGGGCGGGCCGCCCTGCCCCATGCCCTGGCCCGGAAATACCCAAACGCCGCCACGGAGATCGGCTGGCAGTTTCTTTTTCCTGCCAGCAATCGCAGCACGGACCCGCGCACCGGAGAGATCAGGCGTCACCACCTGCACGACTCTGCGGTGCAGAAGGCGGTCAAGCAGGCGGCGCGGGCCGCGAAGATCAGTAAGCAGGCCGGGCCGCATACCCTGCGGCACTCCTTCGCCACCCATCTGCTGGAGGGCGGCTACGACATCCGCACCATCCAGGAGCTGCTTGGACACAAGGACGTATCCACCACCATGATCTATACCCGTGTGTCCGCATCCGGTGCCGCCGGGGCGTTGAGCCCATTGGATATGGTGATCGGCGCATGAGCCCACCCGCCCCCAAACCCATCACCCTCAAGGCAGCCCCGCACTGGCTCTCCCCAGCCCTTACGGCACGGCTGGCTGCGGAGCCTATCCGCTTCCGGTTTTCTCGGCCAGAGCGCAAGGTTTTCCGCAAACGCAAGGCCATGCCGGTGTCTCAGTGGTGCGAGCGGCACAGGGTTGTGACCATGAGCGCCCTGCCTGGATCGTGGCGCAATGAGGTTGCCCCCTATCTGGCAGGCATCATGGACGCCTCGTTTTTCCCATCGGTGCGCGAGGTTTCCCTGTGCAAGAGCCCTCAGACCGGCGGCAGTGAGGCCATCAACAATTGCATCGCCTATGCTGCGGATCGTGCGGCTGGCCCTGCCCTATATGTGTACCCCGATGAACTCACCGCCAGGGAGAATTGCCAGGATCGGATAACCCCCATGTTCACCGCATCGCCTCGCCTGCGGGAGCTATTGAGTGGGCGCGATGACGATTCCGGGGCACTAAAACTCAAACTGGTATCCATGCCGATATATATGGCATGGTCACGATCTGTTTCTAGGCTGGCCAACAAACCGTGCCGATACGTGGTGTTTGACGAAACCGACAAATATCAAACCAGCAATCACGCCGAAACCGACCCCATCAGCCTGGGGGAAGCGCGGGTAACGACCTTCCGCTGGTCAAGCCGGATCTGGAAAATTTCCAGCCCCACCGTCGAGGCTGGCTACATCTGGCAGGCCCTACTGGCTGCACAGGTGATTTTTGAATATGTGGCAGTCTGCCCAACCTGCCATGGTCATCAAGTAATGACTTTTGGCGGGCCGGATCAACCAGGCGGCATAAAGTGGCCCGCCGATGAGCGCGATCCGGACATTATCGAACTGCGGGAGTTGGCGTGGTACGAGTGCGAGCACTGTCAGGCACACTGGAGCGACTACCAGCGGGACAAGGCGGTGCGGGCAGGGTACTGGCGGGCCAAGGATGATGGCCGTGAGTTGTTTGCCTACCTGGAGGCGGAAAGGCCCCGCAAGATCGCCTTCCACCTGCCGAGCTGGCTTTCCACTTTTGTCTCGCTCTCCAAGGTGGCATCGGCATTCCTGCGCTGCAAGCCGGACGGAAAACACTTGGATCTCAACGCCCACAAGAATTTTTGCAACACCTTTCTGGCAGAGCCATGGTTCAATCATCGGCAGGACCGCAAAGAGGATGCCATCCTGGCCCTGCGCGATGACCGGCCAGAGGGTGTTGTGCCCGGCGGCGGGGTTGCCGCTTGCCTGCTGGCTTCGGTGGATACCCAGGACAACGGCTTCTGGTACGAGATTCGGGCATTCGGCTACGGTCAGGCCCAAACCTCCTGGGGCGTCCGTGCCGGGTTTGTTGATTCCGCTTCGGCCCTGGAGGCGGTGCTGTTCGAGCAGCGTTATCCTGATGCGGCTGGCACCTCGCACCATGTGCAGATGGCCACCATCGATGCCATGGGCCACCGCACCGCAGAGGTCTACGACCTGTGCCGCAAATACGCCAAGCGCCTAATCCCGCTCAAGGGTGAGCAGCGGTTGTCATCCCCGCACTCGTGGAGCAACATCGAGTATTACCCCGGCACCAAGAAACCTATCCCCGGAGGCCTCAAGCTGCTGCGGGTTCACACCTCGTATTTCAAAGACGTTCTGGCTGCCAAGCTCGATGTTCCAGCCGCCGACCCTGGCGCCTGGTTGCTGCATGCAAACTACTCGGAGGCCTGGGCCTCACATCTCTGCGTGGAGTTCATCAACGACGCCGGGGCCTGGGAGTGCCCACGTGGCAAGGACAACCACGGCTTTGACTGCGGGGTCTATCTGCTGGCCCTGGCCGATGTACTTGGGGTGAAGTTCTGGCCCCTCCCCTCGGAGGCAAGGCCCCGGCAAAAACAAGCCACTACGGAACAGGCAAACCCATACACCGGAGGCCGGAACATCTTCGGCTCACAGCAATAAGGAAAAACACATGACACAGATGCCAGCAATCGCCATGGTAGTGCAGGCCAAGAGCAGGGCCGAACAAGGGGTTGACTACTCTTCCCGGCACGGCGCCCTGTGCCCATGGTGCAAGACACGGGCAAAGACGTACTGCACCAGGCCATGGGATGGAGTGGCGAGGGTGCGCTTCCACCGCTGCACCAACCCTGCCTGTGTCCTAGCGACGATAGGGACATCCATCAAGAGCCTGGAGGCGGACCACAATGGTTGATCTGTCGGATTCGGTGGTGAAAAAACACAAATGCCCATACCAGCCAGGAGAAATCAGGTCGTCGGTATGCGAGGTGCTGCGGGACTCAGGAAAGTACCCCAAGTGCGGAGGCTGCAAGAACATGGAACAAGCAAACATCATGCCACGCTGACAAAAACAGCCTATAGTATATACTATAAATAGTATATACTACCAGTAGTACACACCACCTTTTTTTTACTCCCCCCACCTGCTACCGTGGTTCTCAAAACGAGGATCACGAATGGCAACCACCCCCGAAATCCAGGAACGTCTTGCGCTGTACAAAGCCGCCGAATCGGCGATCTTGTCCGGCGGTCAGGAATACCGGCTTGACAATCGTAGCCTGACCCGCGCCGACCTCGGCGCGATTCAGAAGCAAATCCGCGACCTGGAGCACCAGTTGGCCATCGCCACCAACGGCGGGACCTTCGGCCATTCCCAAGCTATCTTTGGGGGGCGTCGGTGATGATGTCCGCGCCCCCACCCTCTATCTCCGCCGTTTCCGCCCGCGCCTACGCCGCTGTGACCTCCGCCGTTTCCGGGGTTATCGGTATTTTCTCCCCACGCCACGCCTGCTTTTATCGCCATGGCCGGGAGGTGTTGCGCTCCTATGCCGCCGGGGAACTCTCCGGCCCCAATCAAACCTGGAACCCCCGTGGCAAGAGCGGCGACGCCGAGATCAAGCGTGGCGCAAAACTGATCACCGCCCGCGCCCGTGATCTGGTGCAAAACAACTCCTATGTTTCCGGAGCCATCGACAAGATATGCAACAACGTGGTCCGCAGGGGCATAAAGCCCCAGGCCCGGCTGCGCTTGCCGGACGGCACCCCGGACAAAACAAACAACAAGGCCCTTGAACGGCTCTGGGGCAGGTGGGCGCGATACGCATGTCTGGCCGGAAAAAATTCTTTTGCCGCCATACAACGGTTGGTCCTGCGGCATGTGTGGATCGACGGCGAGGTCTTGCTGCACCGGGTATGGGATAACGCCCTGCGGGGCATCGTTCCTTTTCGGCTTGAGGTAATCGAGTGCGACCACCTGGACACCATGGTGGATGGCGAGCTGGCCAACGGCAATATCGGTCGCCGTGGCGTGGAACTTGATCCCGCCACCGGTCGCGCCGTGGCCTACCATGTGTTGAACCAGCACCCAGGAGACTACCTGTTTCGCGGGGCATTCGGCACCTCCCGCCGCATCCCGGCCAGTGAGATTATCCATGTTTTTGCCAACCGCAGGGCCTCCCAGTCTCGCGGTATTTCCTGGCTCTCCGCTATCCTGATCGAGTCCCATGACCTGGGCGAGTACAAGTCGTTTGAGATGATTGGGGCCAAGCTGCTTTCGGCTTTCGGATTTTTTGTCAAGTCCACGGTGCCGGATGGCCGCATGGGTGCCGGATTTGGTATTCCCTCCAACCAGCTTGGCCCGGATGGCAAGCCACTGGCTGATGCCCCCCTTCCTGATTATATCCAGCCTGGCCGCATCCAAAGGCTGCCGTTTGGCACCGAGATTCAGGCGGCGGGGAATAACCGGCCCGGCCAGCAGTATGAGGCTTTTGTCCGTGATTCCATCCGGGGGATGTCCACCGGCACCGGCATGAGCTATGAGTCTTTTTCAAACGACTATAATGCCGCCTCGTATTCCTCTGCCCGCTCCGCCTCCCTGGAGGAGCGCCTGGCCTATCAGGGGCAACAGGCCTTTCTTGACGAAAAACTCAACGACCGCGTTTGGGCCTGGTTCCTTGAAGCCGCTTGGCTTGCTGGCCTGCTCCCAAGTATCCGTGACTATGCCGTTGACCCGCTACCCTACCACGAGGCGGTGTCATGGCAAGATCCCGGCTGGACCTGGGTAGACCCTCTCAAGGACTCCAAGGCAGCCGACACCGGCCTGGCCAACGCCACCACCAATCGGAACAAGATATCTTCCCAATGCGGTGAGGACTGGGAAGACGACATCATCGAGCCCCTGATCCGTGAAGAGGAACAACTGACCAAGCTCTATGAGCTGCGGGCAAAAAATCCGCAACTGCAAAAGGAGGTGTCCAGCAATGCCGCTGTCGCCTGAACAGAAAGAGAAGATTCACCAGGAGCTTGAACGCTCCGGCCTGGCCTTCGGTTTCTCGGCTCGTTCCGCCGGGATGCGGCTGGCTCCTGAGTCGTTTGACCAAGAGGCCTCAGCCTGCCGTTTTGTGGCCTCCACCGAACAGCCTGCCATGGTTTGGGACTGGGAGCGGTGGGATTTTGTCAACGAGGTTCTGCTGCGTGACGGCATGGTTCTGCCGGAATCCGGCAGTGTCCGGCTGCTGGACACCCACAGCAGGGGCAGCGTACAGGATGTGCTTGGCTCGGCCACCGATTTCCAGGCGTGTAAGGTGGGCGACTTTGAAGGCACGGACTGCGCTGTCACCTTTTCCAGTGTGGCCGAGGGGCGTGACGCGGCAACCAAGGTGCGGGAGGGCCATATCACCGATGTTTCCGTGGGCTACATGGTAACCGAATCCTATTGGTTGGCTGCGGGAGAAAAGCAAAAGATCAACGGTAAGGAATACGAGGGGCCGGTCAAGGTCTCCACGCGGTGGGAACCGCGTGAGCTTTCCCTGGTGCCCATTGGCGCAGACAACCTGGCAAAGGTGCGGAGTCTGGTAAGCGGCAAAGTCGCAGAGCCAGCCCGGCAAAGCAATCACGAAGGAGAAAAAGCAATGAAGAAATGTCCCGATTGTGGAAATCAGTTTGACGGCGCAGCATGCGCCTGTGGCCATCGCGCCGCCCCGGTAGCACCCAACACCCCGGCGGCAACAACCGCAGCCGCCCCGAGCGATACCGATATCCGCGCTCAGGTGGATGCCGGTATTACGGCGGAGCGGGAGCGGGTAACCGGCATCACCGACGCCTGCACCGTGGCCGGGCTTGATGTCGCCAGCGCCCGCGCCCTGATTGACTCCGGCGCATCCCTTGACCAGGCCCGCGCCAGGATCATCGAAGAGCTGAAGGTCAAAAACCAGGCCCTCGGGGCTGGCGCATCCCGCATTGAGGTTGGCGCTGAGGAGGGCGATAAGTTCCGCGCCGCCGCAGTGGACGGCCTGCTGACCCGTGGCGGGTTGCGGATCGAAAAACCAGCCCCCGGCTACAACGACTTCCGGGGTATCGCCATTATTGACCTGGCCCGGCAGTGCCTGGAGCGTTCCGGCATCAACACCCGTGGCTTGGACAAGAGGGGCCTGGCTGCCCGCGCCCTTTCCCCTGCCAGCTCCAGCGATTTCCCGGCCCTGATGTCTGCGGTTGCCCGCCGCCATCTGCTGGCCGCTTACGGTGAGGCCGCTCCAAATTGGCGGCAGTTCGTGGCTGTAACCGACGCCACCGACTTCAAAAATATTTATGGCATCAAACTCTCCGAATCTCCGGACCTTGAAGCGCTGGACGAAAACGGCGAGTACAAGACCGCCAAGTTTGCCGACAAGCAGGAAACCTACCGGGTTATCACCAAGGGCAAACGGGTACAGCTTACCCGCGTCATGATCATCAACGACGATCTCCGCGCCTTTACTCGCATCCCCATGCTCTTTGGCGCTGCCGCCCGGCGCATGGAGTCCGATGCGGTGTACGGCCTCATCACCGGCAACCCGGTAATGAGCGACGGCAAGGCCTTGTTCCATGCCGACCACAAGAACATAGAAACCACCACGGCCCTGAAAACCACGGTCAACTCCGGCTCCCTTTCCTCTGGCCGCACCATTATGCGGAAACAGAAAGGCATGAACGGCGCCACCCTGGACCTCTCCCCGGCCTTCGTCCTGGCCCCGTTGGAGCAGGAAACCGATGCCGATATCCTACTGCGTTCCGCAGCGCTGCCCGAGGCGTCCATGTCCAGCGGCGTGGTCAATCCCTGGGGCGGCAAACTCATCCCTGTTACCGACGCCCGGCTTTCGGCGGTCAGCGCCAAAACCTGGTATCTGCTGGCCCATCCCAACCAGGCCCCGGTTATCGAGGTCGCCTACCTCATGGGCGAGGAACAGCCCTACATCGATGAAGAGGTGAACTTTAATTCCGACGCCCTGGATATCAAGGTTCGCCACGATTTCGGCGCGGGCATTGTGGATCATGTCGGCATTTTCCGCAACCCCGGCGAGTAATAGCACCTGACCGCGCCGGGGATAACCCGGAGCGATAACCAAGCGAAATAAGGAGAACATCATCATGGCTCAGAATCATATTCAGCCCGGCGCGGCAATGCCTTACACCAACGCAACCGCAGCCGCCATCGCCTCCGGCGATATCGTCCTGGCAGGAAACACGGTTTGCGTCGCCATGGGCGACATCGCCATTGGCGCATCCGGTAACCTGGCCTGTTCAGAGGTTTGGGAGCTGCCCAAGGTGGCGGCCACCGCCATTGCCCAGGGCGCCACCGTTTATTACGACGCCACGGCCAAGGTCATCACCAGCGTGGCCACTGCCAATACCAAGGCTGGCTTCGCCTTCGCCGCCGCTGCCGAGGCCGACACCACTATCCTGGTAAAGCTGGCCGCGTAACCGGCCCATAAACCACAAGGGGCCAGGGTATGCCGACTACAGCCATCTTCATGCGTGACAACACTTTTGACAGCAACCACCGCCACCTTGGTTTCGGCACGATCCACCTGGTTCCCGAGGAGGTCTCCGCCGAGGATGCGGAGATTCTCATCGGGGCCGGGAAGGCCGAAGCTGCCACGCCGCCCGTAGCAGCGGCAAAGCCCAAGGCGGCGGCACCGGGGAATAAAAAACCAGCCAAAAAGGGGAAATAAGCCATGCCGGAATGGGCGGTGCAGTGGCTGTTCGTCGGGCTGGTGTCCTTGGTTTTGTGGTTCACCGCGAAGACCCTGGAGCGGACAAACAAGAGCCAGACGGAACTTTTTGCCAGACTAAATACTGTGGAGAAAGACCTCTCCAGACTTCAGGGCGAATGCAAGGTGCGTCACGCCCGCTTGGCCGGTGAGCCGGGCTGATGGCTATCAGCCCGCTTGAGGTAGAGCGCCAGGCCCTGGCCGATTTCGGATTTGAGGTGACGGTGACTCCTGTAACCGGGGCTCCGTACCCGCTGACCATGCTCTACGATGAGCAGCATGAGGATGTGGGCCTGGGGCATATCTCCGGCAACCTCACCAGGCCCATGTTCCGCTGCCTGCCGGAAGACGCCGCCGGGATTGAGCCCGGAGTCACCCTGACCCTGGCTGCTGTTGATTATAAGGTGTTTGACGTTTTACCCCGGCACCACGCCTTAACCGAAATCAGGACAACAGAGCAATGAGTCAGCCCATCGTATCCATCAACCTGAACCATGGCCTTGACGCCATGGTTCAGGAGTTGGGCGCCCTCAAGGGGCAGATAGACAAGGCCCTGGTCTCGACAAGCCGCAAGCTCCTGGCCTGGCTCAACACCCAACTCATGCGGGAAATGGGGCGGGAGGCGCACATCAAGCGCCAAGCCATGCTACCTAGATTTAGAAAAACCATTAGGCGCACGGAGAATGGGGTTTACGCCGCCATCTGGATCGGGCTCAACCCCTTTCCGGCGCATGTGGCCGGGAAGCCACGGAAGATCGGGAAAAAAGGGGTCAAGGTCCACACCTGGATGTTTGACAAGGCCTTTATCGCCACGGTCAACGGGCAGGAAATGGTTTGGCGACGAAAAACGGCCCGGCGCCTTCCCATCATGAAGATAATGATCTCCATTTCCGAGCAGATGGAAGAGATCCTGCCCAATTATGAAGGCCCGGCCGCCCGGAAATTTGAAGAGATTTTCGAGCACGAGCTCAAGTTCGCCATGGGCTGGTTCAAATGATTGAGGAAAAAACGCAATGCTGACCACGCTGCACGATGCCATCATCGCCGATCTGGCTGCCTCCTTCCCGGATCTGCCCACCTGTGTGGCATGGCCGCATTTGGCCCGGAAAATCACCATCCCGGCATTGTTCGTGGAACTGATTGAGCTGGCTCCAGATGATGACCCCGGCACCGGGCAGTTGGCCCTCACCGCCCGCTTTGCCGCATGGGTGGTTTTTGACCGCGCCATTTCCGACGACCATCTGCAAGCCGCAAACCTGGCCGCAGCCGTGGCCCACCGGATACACCAGGCATCCCGCTTCGGGCAGAAGGTTGGCCCGGCCAAGATCACCCACCTGGGCGCGGACGATTTCAAGCCGGAACTGATCGGCTACACCGCCTGGTCGGTGAATTGGAGCCACGAAATCAGGCTGGGCGATTCTATCTGGGATGGAATTGGCGTTCTCCCCACCGAGGTGTGGCTTGGCTTTACTCCAAAGATCGGCATCGGTCACGAGACCGACTATTTCAAGGTGGACCCCGATGTCTAGCGGCGATCAATACCAGTTGGCCGAGCTGGAGCGCAGGCTCAATAACCTTTTGAGCCTCGGCACCATCGCCGCCACGGATTACCCGGCAGCCAGGGTGAAAGTCCAGTCCGGCGATATGCTGACCGGCTGGATACCGTGGCTCACCCGCAGATCATCCAACGACAGCGACTGGTGGGCGCCCGAGGTTGGCGAGCAGGTAATGTTGCTGGCCCCCGGTGGCGACCCCGCCCAGGGCGTGGCCCTGCCCGCCGTGTATCAGGATGCCCATCCGGCCCCAGCCAACCGGGAAACCGTGCGCCGCATCGAGTTCGCCGATGGCGGCTTTGTGCAATACGACCGCGCCTCCGGCGAGCTGGCCATCAACGTGGTTGGCCATGCCAACATCACCGTGGGCGGCAAAACCACCCTGATCAGCCAGGCCACGGTGGATATGGACGGCGGCAGCGGTGAGCTGCTGGGCGCGGTGCAGGGGCACTGCCTCTGCGCCTTTACCGGAAAGCGCCACCCGCATATCAGCCCCACGATCCGGGAGTCTTTCTGATGGCCTTAACCAAGGAATCAATGGCCACCTTTGTTGAGACCCGGCTGGCTGCGGTTGATTTGGTACAGGGCTCGGATGCCGGGGCTGCCATGGCGTATCGTCGCCAGGTGCTTGAGGCGCTTTGTCAGGGAATTATCGATGAAATTGTCGCCAACGCCGTGGTCGAAACAACCAGCGGCGCACCGGATGATGAGCACACCGGGAAAGTGTTTTAACCAGCAAGGAGGAATTCACATGCAAAAATACAAAGTCTTAAAGCCGTTTGCCCTGCCGGATGGAACCACGGCCAAGACGGGAAGCACTGTCACGATGACCGAACGCCAGGCCAGGTATTTGCTGTTGTCCGGCAAGCTCACCCCGGATGATGGCGAGCAAAGAACCAAAGAAAAAACCCCAGCGAAGAAGGAGAAATAAGCCATGCCCGAGACATTTTTGCACGGCGTCGAGGTTGTTGAGATAGACAACGGCCCGCGCCCGATTCAAACCGTTCGCTCCAGCGTTATCGGGCTGATCGGCACCGCCCCGAGCGCTGATGCCGCAAAGTTCCCCCTCAACACTCCGGTGCTTGTTGCCGGGTCCAGGCTGGAAGCGGCGGGGCTTGACACCATCGGCACCGGCCTCGGCACCCTGCCGGATGCCATGGACGCCATTTTTGACCAGGCCGGGGCCGTGGTGGTCGTGGTCCGGGTTGAGCAGGGTCTTGACGCCGCCGCCACCCGCGCCAACATCATCGGCGGCGTGGATGTTGATACCGGCGCTTATTCCGGCATCCAGGCCTTTCTTGCCGCAGAGACGGCGGTTGGCGTTGCTCCCCGCATCCTCTGCGCTCCCGGCTTCACCGGCGAGCGTCCGGAAGACCCGCTTGTCCC